ACAGGTTTTTCTTCTTTAGGTGCTTCTTCTAGAGCTTGCATAAATGTTTTACCTTCTTCTTGAATCATTGAGACCATTTCTTCTTTTAATGTCTCTATAGGCATTTCTTCCATAATCTGTGCTACCATTGGTGATTCCATTACAATGGCTCCTGTTTCTTTAGATGCTATTTCAAATGTCAAACCTGTTTCTTCAATACTTAATTCTAATCTAGAACCTTCTTCTAAATTACCTGTAAGTCTAAACTCTTCTTCTATCTTAGATTCTAGTCCAGATATAATGTCATAAATTTCATTCTCTGTAAGTTCTGTTGTGTTTAATGCTGCGTTAATATCTGCTATTTCCTGTGTTGATAATGGTTCATGATCATCTATTGGAAAATCTAATAGCAACTCTGCACCTAATAAGTTTGGTCCAAGATTAGATGTATTTGTATTTAGTGATCCATCATAACCTTCCCAATACCATTCATAACTTGCTCCGCCTGTACCATTCCAAACTAGATTGTCTTGGAATTGTCTGCTGTTAGCATTATACCCTGCATCTTCTAATCTTGTAGTTGTCATTTGTGCTAGTGTATTACCTTGTGCATCTTTAATTTTTACATGCAGTTTATAACTATCCTGTGCGCCTGATGATACACCACAGCTATAAGAACTATTACCATCCTCACAGTTTTGTATTGAAAAATAAGAATTTAATTGTATGCCACCATTTAATTTTCTCTGTGTTGTAGTATACGTTGTGCCATCTTCAACACCATCTATATCAAGTAGTGTTCCACTTGCACCAACTTTCATTTGATAGCTTGCCTCTAACTCACCATTAAACGCTGTACCACAGGCATTATTAACTTGTGTTGGACAAGTTATATCAAAACCATTGTGTGTAGAGTTGTTTCCTAATGCACCTGTAGACCCAGATTGAACACCATCTAAATCAAAATTATCTCGTGAAGAAGATGTTGTGCCTGCGTTAGGTAGTATGTTTGTAGATGTTGCAGTATCATTTTCTGCTTTAGATATTCCCCATTGCAATATAAAATAAAAAACAAAGAATGCTATTATAAGAGGTTTAATCTTCATCATGATCGATAGGTTCTAACTTCTCAATCTTAATTTTTTCTAATTCTGCTTCTACTTTTTCTCTTTTTTTCATACGTTTAACATATGTTTTATAGTCTGGTCTTTCATGGTCATATTTATTCCACAATGTTAATGCATCTTTACCTATTTTACCATCAATAGGACAAGGTGTACCTGCTTGTATCATAGATTCAAACACTCTCTCATCTTGACATAAAATGGCTACAGCTGCAACCTTCATACCAAAGTCATTTAGTATTCTGGATAACTTTAATCTTTCACAATTTTTATCAATAAAATGTTTACCACCTGTTATACCTATACCAAAAGTTTGTATTCCTGCTGATGCACCCGTGCTACATACATCTTGTGTCATAGAGTTATATGATGGTGCTGATGCCGTTGGAGGTGCCGATTTAATATTAGAATTACTTGTGCTGTTTGTGGTTGTAGCAGATGAAGACCCAGATTGATACGTTGTTGCACCACCTGTATATCCACCTTCAATACTTGTATTAGAACCACTAACATTACTTTGTGTTTCTGCAGAATAGGTTATGTTAAGGTCTTGCGAAAAAAAACCTATAAATATAAAAAACAGTAAGTATATTTTTTTCATTAGCACTCACATTTTTTACAAACACACACACCATATTCATCTGCATGAAGATCTTCCTTACAATGGCATTTGTGGTTACATTCTTTACAAATTTTACTCATGGTTTTTAAATAACCACAATTTATATTTGTCCCATATTTTTTTTACAGGTTTTACAACCCATACATTGTATTTATTTTGTATCCATTTAATCATGTTTTTTCTCCTCAATTTCATAGAAGAAGTTATCGGTATCTTCTGTTTTCCATTTACTTGTATTTTCAACGTTCCATTCAGATGTTTGAACTTTCCAATCTGGAATATTATCTTTTACTGTAAACGAAGGTATATCCCATATACATCTGTTGTTAGGTTGTGCTGCATAGTTCCCATCGTCTAGGGCTATGATATGTGCGCACTTATGTTCGTGCGGAATTTCCGAATGATCGGTATCTAATATATTACTCTCTGGATGTGCAAAGTCAATGGTAAATAAGTATTTACCATGGTGCCATTTTTTATCTTTACCAATGTATTTACCAGCTTGTCCGTCTAAGATATCCCAAGAATGCACAGAAGGATAATAACTGAAACAATTCCAAAGCTGTAACTCATCAAGTCTACGCCTAGGAACTTCTTCTGGCTTAAACCCTCTTTGAATAAAAGCAGTAATTGGTAAACGGTAGAAGATCGCACCATTTTCCATGATGCAATGAAATAAGATTGACTTGCCTGTAATAGACGACATGCCAAAGATAATGCAGTCTTCAACTTCGCCATGATGTTTTCTAAGGTCATAAAGATATTCCCTTTTTATTTGTGTGTATTGTACTGGAATGTTTGCGTTTAGATAAGCCATAATTAATCATTTATTGTTCCCCAATTTTTACCGGATTCGTAGTCTACTTTGTTAGGGATTTCTAACTTAACAGCATTTTCCATAATCTCAACAATTTTTTTAGCTTGATCTGGAGATTCTACAGAAATATCTAGCTCATCATGAACTTGTATGTGCGCTACAATGCCTTCTTTGTATAGATCTAACATAGATTTTTTTGTCATGTCTGCCGCTGATCCTTGTATTAATTTATTTAATGCTTTGTAAGTATAAGCACGCTTGATGCCTGGTCCATGTTCCTGGACAGCCTGTTCAAAAGGTAATGCTTTGTGCATACCAAAAGTATTTGGTTCCCATAAATGGAAACGACAAAGTCTACCTAACAATGTTCTTATTTGTCCACGTTGCTGTGCTCTATTGGATACAGATTTTGTTAACGATTTAACAAACGGAACTCTGCTGTGATAAATAGAAAATAGTTCTTCAGCTTTATCTTTACTAACACCTAACTCTGCTTGTAATTTTGCCTTACCCATACCATAAAATAATCCTAAATTAATTGTCTTTGCAGCACTTCTTGGTATGTCTGCCATTTTAGCTACAATAGTATGAAAATCTGCATCTCCATCTTCGTAAGCTTCTTTAACATCAAACACACTTGTGTCTTGATCTAGGGATGCATAGTGAACTACAAGTCTTGGCTCTTGTTGACTGTAATCAAAACATCCCCACTCGCAACCAGACTCTGGTACAAAAAGGGATCGGATCATTGGGCCAAGGTCTTTATTACGAGCAGGAATTTGTTGTAAATTAGGATTAGAATAAGAAAATCTACCAGTGACTGTGCCACCTTGATCAGATCTTATCTGATTTATATCAGCATGTATTCTACCTTTATGTTCATATTTTATTATTGTGTCTATAAATGTTGTATGTGCCTTGTTTATTTCTCTGGCTTTTGCTATCTTGTTAACCAAAGGATGTTCATGATTAGACAGAAAGTTTTTAGTAAATGATGGTGCCTGTGTTTTCTCAGTTCTTTCATAAGGTAATTTTAGTTTGTCAAATACTTTTGCAATGCTTCGTGCTGCCCATATTTGACATTCTTGCCCTGTCTCTTTTGTTACTTCTAATAATAATTGTTTTTCTTGTTCACTTAATTTTTGTTTTAATTTATGAGCGGATTCGGTATCGACCCGAACTCCCTTAAATCTCATATCAACTAAACATGGAAACAAATCTGTTTCTAAATTAAATATAGAGTTTAAATCTTGACTGCTTATTTCTTTTTGCATTACTTTCCACAAAGCTAATGTAAGTTCTGCATCTCTTTGTGCATAATTTCCTACATACAGTGCAGGTAGTTTCCACATGTCTGCTTTAGGATCTACACCCCATTCCTTAGCTGCGTTGTTTAATTCTGTTTCGTTTTTACCTTCACCAACATAATCCCAACCTAAACTATTTAAATCAAATCTATATCTATTTTCATTTACTAATGATGCTGCAATCATTGTGTCATACAATCTACCATTAATTTTAAAACCCATTGCTCTAATCCAACACACGTCATACATTGCATTGTGAAATACTTTGTCAGCTTGAGATTCACAAATATCTTTAAACCATTTCATCACTAAATCTTTATCAAGATTACCACCACCTTCATGATCAAAAGGAAAATACCCTGCATAACCATCTGTGGCTACAGCTATACCTACAACTTTACCTCTACCTACAATAGACCCTGTGCCTAGTTTTTTTAGTTCTGGATCATGTGTTTCTAAATCAATTGCTATTTCATTTGCATGACGTAAGTCTGGAAACTCTGTAGGTTTTACCCATTCTGTTTGTGCTTTAAATATCATTTATAATCTCTCTCTTTTATCATTTCTAAATAATGTATTGCTTTGTCTATGTCTTGTTCTTTCCCTTTCGCTGCATGTCTGCATATATATTTTATAGCTGATCCCTCTGCAAAAGGCAACCTGTTCTTGTTTATAAACTCACTTGGCTGCATGACCATATTTTTGTAATGAGATCCTCCAACTTGTTTTTTGTATGCCGTCATATTTTATACTCCTTCTTTTTATTTTTACATTTTACTAAATACAAATTTTCTATTGTTCTTGTAACACCCACATACCAAACTCTTTGTTCTTCATCATACTTTTCTTTTGATTTTTTAGACCCTTTCAAAGTGTTTTGTGTTTGATTTAGATATAAAACTACATTAGTTGCCTCTCCACCTTTTGCTCCATGTATTGTAGATATTTTTATTCTAGGTTGTTTTGACAAATCTTCTTCGTTAGTCAACATAGATTTTATATAATCAATTTGATGAAATGGAACTTTGACAAAAGCTTCATACCAAGGTTTATCAAACTCTGGTTTTTTACTATCTAATCTTTCTCTAACTCTTTGTTCTAATACTTCTATTAACTTTTCACCTTCTTGTATTTTTTTAAAATTATTTATGTCCTCGTATAAACTTTTGCCTATGCTATTGCCTTGGCTACTTTCAAAAAAGTAACCTTTTCTTTTTAAAAAAGCAGATATAGGTTTTAATAGTGATTTAGTCCTTGTTAATATTAACCATTGTCCTTTAGTCATGTCTATATCAGCCAGCTTAAAACGTTGAAATATATTACCAATTTCAGGTTTAGGTAGGTATTGTTTATCTAATCTTGTGTTAACTCTCTCTATAATATCTAATGCTTTTTGTTGTATTGATCTTGGAACTCTTTTTGATTTTGTTAGTGGTATTTGTTTTGCCTTCCAATTAATAAATGAATTAACATCAGCTCCTGCCCAACCAAAAATAGCTTGATCATCATCTCCTGCAATCCATACATCCTTACAATAATTCTCCTCTAGTTTTTTTATCATAGACCATTGTATTAAAGACAAATCCTGTGCTTCATCTACAAATATAACTTCAAATTGAGGTGCTGTTCCTTTTGGTCCTAACCATTTATCCAACATATCTGTATAATCAATTAAACCATAGATAGTTTTATAATTGTTTATTTCTTTTTCTATTGCTTCTAATTTGTCTTTTTGAATTTTACCTAAATGTTCATTTAAATTATATTGATCCATTGAACTTAATTGTTTGACTCTTGCTAAACTTATTAAACCTAAATACTCACTGTCTGATGTAAAAATTCCATTCCATTCATTATTTTCATACGCTGCGTATTTTATTTGCACACCGCACGTCTCACCTATCTTTTTATAATTACCTTCTTGCATAACATTCTCTTCTTTTAATCCTAATCTAGTAAATGCCAACGAGTGTAATGTTTGAAAATATCTTATGTCTTTTTTAGTTAAGGTAGGGTTTTGTTCTAAAAATCTATCTCTTGCCTCGTTTGCAGCTTTACGTGTAAAAGAAAAATAACCTATCTTATCTAATGGTATACCTTTGTTAACGTAGTTTGCTACTTCATTTAAAAGTGTATATGTCTTGCCTGTTCCCGGTGGTCCTATAACTTTATATCTCATTAGTAATTAGACTTCTCTCTATCTGTTAATTTGTGTTCTATTCTTTTGTAATGCAGCTGTGATACCCTACATACTTTTAATGTTTTGCCGTCTATATTTAGTGAATGCCCAAACTCTACAGAACATTTATCTTTTAATTTCTGTGCAATTCTTTCTTCTGGAATCTTCCAGTTAGTTCCTAGATGCTCGATAAAAGATTCAAACCTAAAAAAATGATATGTTTCTTCTGTAAGACATGCACCGCTATTAATTTGACTTCTTTTCATAGCTTGTGGTCCATTAATACAATATTGATATAGTTCTTCTTTTAATCTATCTGCTATCTGTGTTCCTTCAGGAGGTGTAATTTCTTGGCAATTTTTTCTTAGTAAAGTTAATTTAGATCTCCAATCTTTTGGTTTTAATGGCTCAAAATATATTCCTGTTTGTTCCCACACAAAATTTAAAACATCTTTTTGATTAGTCATAAGTTTAGTGTTAGGAACTGTAACCTCAACATTATCATCATTAGGCATTACAATATTAAATCTGTATTCTGGATCTGAGTATTTTATAATTGCAAAATCTTTTATGTCTGGAAATGTAGTAATACCGTCTGATTTTATACCAAATGGTTTAGAATAACATAACGTACGCATACATTTAGATTGTATAGGTTCTTCATAACAAGTATGACCTGCTGTATCTTTTTTCCATCCCGCAATCTTACTGTCTAGTTTTGATTTATCCCAAGGGTCCTCTAAATAATTATAATTTGCTTTTGCTACTTGATCTGGCCATTTGTCTTTGTATTTCTTTTTTGCAAAGACCATGTAGTTATACATAAAACGATCTCTACCATCGCTTAATTTTTTCTTAGAACACAACGCTAGACAAGGTGGTCCATCTTCAAACTCTTCATTAGTTCCTAATAATATATCTTTGTACGTACTAGCAACTAACTCACTTAATTTTGTTTTATCTATTTTTGATTCATTAGCTAATTGTATAAATTGTTCCAATGATAGTTTAGAATTATTCTTATCTACAGCATATCTAGTGGAATCACCGTTATTATAATATGGTAAATTAATAAAGTTACCTGGTTTAATATCTCCTTTGTCATCCTCCTTTAATTCTTTCTGTTTTGGAAAAACTTCTGTAGTAGAAGATAAACCTAAAGGAAGTAAAAAAGATTTAAATGCCTCTATTAAATCTATGGTCGGTATAGGTTCTTTTAAAAATAAATAACAATGTAGACCTCCGCTTTTTGAAAGAATAGGTATTAAAGGTAATTTGTATTGTTCAAATAATGCTAAGTATTCTTCTACTTTAAATTCACCATAGTCTGGTGGATCTATATCTATGCAACCAAATTGCACTGTTTTATTTAATCTACAGGGTTGTATACCAATAGAAATTTTACCTTCTAAATGATTCTTATAAT